CGTGGCGCTAACTTCAGAGCGCTCACCACTTGGCTCAGGCTCAACAGGTTTGCGCTCGGGTAATCCCAATCGGGATTTGATTTCTCTAAGGGCTTTTTGTTTCGTGGGGAACTCTTCATATAATTGCTCTCGCCAAGCCTTGTAGACCGTACTCTCAACCGTAAACCGCCAAGCGCTAACCTTTACTTCAGGGTCGTTAGGTAAAGGCTTAGAACCGCCCACAGGGTCTTTGTCCTGACCATTCATCAGCCTATCTAAAGTCTCAACCTCGGCTTGAGTGAAGCCCGTTCCATCGAGTTCAGGAAGTGTGGTCAATAGACTCTTAAGTAACGGTTCGTTATATGTTGCTAGGTCGGTCAGGCGATTATCAGCCAACACAATCCTGCGAGCGCTCTCTTCATCTACCTCAATATAAGTTATCTTGATTTTTTTCCAGCCGAGTTTCTTCGCCGCTTTGTAAGTGTGATTACCAGCCAAGATGAAGTTTGTTCCGTACTGAACAACAATTGGGCGGTATTGACCATGGGCTTTGAGTGACTGAGCAATCGCCTCGATGTCTCCTCTTCGTGGATTGGTCGGATAACTCTCAAGGGTATTTAGAGCAACTGAAGCAACCTGCCCAACTTTTATGTTTGCTTTCACTTAATGTATATCCATGCTTCGAAGTTGAAGAACTTCCAAAACATCGTGCCGACTGTAAACCCTGCGTTCTCTGCCAATATCTGATTTCTTATTGATGAGTTCACCTTCATGATAGGTCGAAGGTCGCGCTCTTTGTTTAGTATCTCTTCAGGACTAAAGGCTTTGCGCTTGAAGTCATAGTGAGCGCCGTGAATTACTTGCTCAAGTTCGCCCGACTCTTCTCGGACTTTCTCAGCCCATATAAAAGCCCCACCCTCAATGAGAGATTCATAGATAAGGCTCAAGATGTTTGGTCTGTCCTCGTATGGGAGGAACTGAAGTGTGAAGTTTGAAAGAATCAAACTGGATTTACCAAAGGCAGTAAAGGCTCTGAGGTCTTTGCGGACAAAAAGAGTTTCATCGTGGGACTCAGGTAAAAGATTATCTGCTATATCAATTCCGACTTTCTTGCCACGGTGAGGAAGTCTTTCTAAAAGTTTGCCAGTTGAACAGCCAAGGTCAATCACTTGCGTATCTTCGGTCATGAAGTATGTACTCAAGTCACAGATTGCTTCAGTCAGCGTGTGATAGTTAGGGATTGACTGAGCAATATGCTCATCAAAGTTATCAATGGTGTCAAATGAGAATGGCTCAGTAGAACTCATGAAGCCGTCTACCAATTGCTTCCACGACTGGAATCGTAATTGTTCTTCCGCATCGTTCGTATCTTTCGGAATCTGAAACTCGTCGTCCGTCATCGTAGAACTCCGTCCATCCATCAGGTAATCCTTGTAAGCGCTCGCACTCCAAGGGAGTTAATTTTCTAATCGCAAAGCCATCCTCGTCTCCAATTTGAACTCCGTGACGGTCTTGCGCTGTTATCGTGTACATAGGGTCGCCATCATCTTTAATGAGTCGCCCATTAGGTGATTTGTTTACCCTTGCTATATCTAACATTGGTCGGACATACGGAACATTTCCGCCACCTGTTCCCATCTGCGCTGTAAGCGTTGGAACAACTCCCTCTGTATAGGTTCGCATTTCTTTATCTCTACGCGATTCTGTCTCTACTACATACTGACGAGCGTTACCGCCTTTGTAGTAATGAGCATCTAAGGTCGGAGAAATGTCGGAGAAAAACCCCTCCCTTCCTTTTCGTTCTTGCGAGTTCGCTTCATCATTGCTTCGACTTGCTCTTCCGATAGGGAATACTTTTGGTCGGGGGTTTCCTCTAAGATGTCCGATAAGGAATATCCTTTCTCGGTGTTGCGGGACTCCGAAATTTTGGCTGTCAAGCAATTCCCATTGACAGTCATACCCCAACCCATCCAAGACCTCGAGGATGATTTCGAAGGTTCTTCCTTCGTCGTGGTTGAGGAGTCCTTTAACATTCTCAAAGAGAAGATAAGGTATTGACTTTTCACTTGCGAGTCTAAACATCTCAAAAGCGAGTGTCCCTCGGGTGTCATCCAAGGAAAATCCTGTTCGCTTTCCTGCAACTGAAAAAGTCGCGCAAGGGAATCCTCCAACGAGGAGGTCGGCATCAGGAATATCTCCAGCGGAAACATCTCTAATATCTCGTCCGTCGGGTTGTTCTCCGAAATTTCGGGCATAAATACTCCTCGGTCTCTCTAACCATTCGTTAGCCCATACACACTCATGACCAGTTCTTTCAAGTCCGAGTCTGAACGCACCAACTCCTGCGAATAACTCTATGAACTTCACTACACAACAGGTTTCGCTGGTCGTCCTCGTCTACGAATTAGTTTGCCTTGAGCGTCGTACTCAGGTATACGAGAAATATCATTGCGGATGATTTTGTAAATCAACTGCTCAGATACTCCCATTGCTTCAGCAATTTCACGGTAGGTAATGCGCTGTTTACGAAGTCGAAGAATCAATTGCTTACGGCGCTTTCCTAAGTCTTGAATCTGTACTTGGTGGGTACGGATAGCATCGGTAAGCAACTTAACCTCATCAAGTCCTTTGCCGTCTAACTCTGTTGCTTCCATGACTGTACTCATATACTTTCTCCCTCTTCGAACAAGCGTTCGACTGCATCATCAAATCTCACCTTTTTGGTGATTTGTCCTGCTGTTGCTACGAACTCCAATTCAATTTTCATAATAGATTTCCTGTACGCAATTAACATTGCGATATAAAACGGCAGTATGAAAAAACTAGCAATCGCTAATCCAACTACTGTCCATATTAAATTCCAGTTCAAAATGTCCTCTCCTTCTTAACTCCTCGTATGTAAATAACTAACGAATTTTTATCGTTCTTAGGTGGCAGAAAAATTAACGATTTAACAAACTTTGAAGAATCATCAGGAAGAACTCCTGCGTCTACAAGTCCGTCAATCGCCGCTTTCGCTGAGGGGTTACACGCCCCTACATCTTGTAAGCGACCACCCTTCTGATGTGGCTCCACCGTAACGGTAATCCACGCCATAGGAGGTATCTTCTCATATTTAGCCAAGAGTTGAAAACCCGCTCGCCAAGCCTTTGTCTGCGCCGCTTGCTCCCACCGATTGCCAGCCCGTTCAGCGTTTGTAAGCCAAGGTCGCTGATTGAACTCAAGACGATAAATCGTCTGCTCTGCTTCATCCATCTGACAAAAACATTCCATGACTCAAGCATGAGGGTTAGTCCTAATCATGTCCAGTTGTGTTTTTTGTCCGTTGTTGTCAATGTTCCACCAAACACCAGTTTCATCTTGAAATGGAATTTCTTCAGCCGATTCAATCTTTTGAATTAAGTATCCGAGTTCACGGGCTTTAGTTCGATTAGATTCAACCCAACCATGACACCCGCTAGTTCCAGTACCACAAAGAACAATTAGATTCGCTGTTTCATGAAGCATCTCATTCTTTGAACCGCCCATCATTCGAGGTCGTCTGTGATGAACTGACATTGGAACACCTAAGAAATCTTGATTACATCTTTCGCACTTATAGAAAGCACGGGCTAGGACTGTGAATCGGGTTTCTTCAGATACGCGGTTAGGTTTAGACTTTGCCATTGGAGTCTTTCATCCGCGATGGCGTCCAAGCAAGCAGGGCAAACCTCTGAGTTCGATTGAATCGCCATCTGCTGTACCAACCTACAAATTGAAATATCTTCATGAGTCAGGTGCCACCGTCCCATTATTATTTTCCAACGGAGCATCTCCACCTCTGTTCCATTTTTCAAGTAATTCTTTTTTAACTTGCGCTACAAATTCAGGTGTGGCTTTTCTTTTTTCTAATTCTTCATACTCAAGCGACATCAGCCTTCCACGCTCGCGCTCTCTCGAGTCGGCTAGTCTACGACGCCATTCCCGATTTATGTGTGATGGAGTTATGGCTGTGTCAGAGTTTGAGTAATGCCAAGAAACAATTTTCTTCGCTTCATCCAAAGGCACATCTGTATCAAGGGACTCAGCCCAAGCACGAACCTTCAACTCATCAACCTGAATTCGTAGGTCATAGATTCCAATAAATCCTAAAAGGATTGCTAGGTCAGAGAGCGTCATTGCGGAACTTTTCTGCCAAGTCGATTGCTCTAATTGCTGATTGCTCATGTTTTGTTTTAACTCCTACTCCCCTGAGAACTAAATCCATTTGACGCATTGAGGGAACTGTCCCTATGTAATCTAAAGCCTGTTCAATCTGTTCGGCTGTGTACTCGCGCTTTTCTGCCGCTTGGCAGATTGCCAGTAATGAGTGCCATGCACTTTTACCCAAAGGTTTAACTCTTTGCTTCTCCCACCATCTTCGAGCAACTTCTTCAGAGAGCGGGATAACTGCGATAGCAGTTTCATCGCTCTTTGTTGTAGATAGGACGGATGTATAGGACGGATGGTACGGAGTGGCGTTGGGGAGTTGAACCCCTAGAGTTGGGGAGTCGGGGGTATCTGAGTTGGGGAGT